TCTTTCGGTTCCAGAGAATCCCATACCATCAACAAAACCCTGATCATCTGATATTGCAACCTGACCAGAAATGTATGGTTTCTCTAAACTCTCAAAGAATACCAATTCGACAATATTTGAGTTGACGTTAACCCTGTTACCAGCATCATCACCACCCATACCCTCAGATGTAATATACGCCTGAGTAATCTTGTATTGTGATTGGTTGTCGTTTTTTGTACTCATCTATTACTCATCAACCTGTAAAATTCTTTTACTACACTTTCTACTGCATCACTCTTCAGTGCCTTAATTTGTTTTAACTCATTATTCTTGGCGGTCAGTCTCTCCATGTTAGTTACTGGATTAAGACTAGACGGAATACTTTCAGTAAACGGATCTATGTCAATCCACTCACCATCTGAATTCTCGTAATGATGTACCGCATTGTATTGGGCCGTTTCTTTGTGTATACGTGCAAACACAACAAGACCAGTAGAGTCATCACGGAAGTATACCTGTTCACCTTGAGTAAACGTTGAATCTCTTCGATTGTATTTGGCGACTCTAATTTTAAAAGTATATTCGAAGTTACCAACCTCAAATGGTATATTGATTACCTTAGCTATACTGTCAAGACTTTCAAGTGTAATACTATAACCACCCAAGATAATAGGATCGGAACTAGGATCATCTAAATCTTGTTTCTCTAATACCCATAAGTCGGTTTGATGAAACTTCTCTTGTTCATCACTTAGAGTCAAAGTAGCTGCACCATTACTGTTAACGTCAAGTACGACATCTCTATTCTCTACAACAAAAGTAGTCTCAGTATCAACTATGAGTTGACCTAGATCAAGATTACGTTTTACGATTGTTCCTACCGTACCTGATTGTTGACCGATTATTTGTCTACCTACCCTAAAGTCATAACCACCCTCAGCGGTGGCAATATCTGCGGTAGTTGTCAATACTCTGTGTGGATAAAATCCTTTTGCACGTTCTAGTACTTCTTCGTTCTTCAATGGCCAACCTGACTCACGTAAGTGGTCATTCATGAGATAAAATGTCCAGTAATAGTTGGTGTCACCATATAATTGTAATGACAACGTGTCTGGACGATCACCTGACTTGATCATGTAATCTTCATAGAAAGACTTCTGTGGTTTGATCTGATCAATTATATCAACATACTGTGTAAGGTTTTGCATGAGAGAGTAATTCGTCTCATCACCAAACTTGTAATATAGTTTCTCAAACCGTTGAAAATATTTTGTACTCATTAGTATCCAACTCCATCCGCATCTGTATCAAGAATGTCTTTCTTGGATAGGGTAACGGTTTCGGTAAAGTTAAGGTTCATGTCCACTTCTAGGAACTCACCATCATCATGGAATGCCATCTGACTTGCATTATATGTTGTATCGACCGAACGCAAGAAACATGGTTTGACTTTGTGTGCAATAGTCTTACCGTCATATTCGAACTCGATATTGAATTTGTTAGGGAAGTTATAACCAAGTGATATCTCTTGACCACCAATAGTTACTGGAATGTCTTCGGGATATAATTCACTACGGAAGAAGTTGACAATCTTTTTTATCTGTTCTGACTCAGCTCTAGATCGTGCAATCATCTTAAAATTAAATTGGAACTCACGCATATTAACTTGTTTGAATAACGAGCGTGTGTTTGGATTAGTAGTAACACCTGTTTGTAGTTTAAGACCTGCCGTAACCTCATCACCAAACTTACCCGCCTTTTGTGCAAGTCTAACTGTTGCGAGTTTGGCAAGACCGTCACCAGCACCACTACCACCAGAAAGTCCCTGTACAAATGATCCAACACCATCTGCCATAGAACCTAGTATAGATGCACCACCAGCAACTGCCGATCCTGTCGCACCTACATCAACGTTTTCGTATGTAACATTATCCCTGAACTGTAAACCCTGTGGAAGATATAGTAGTACTTCAGTGTCAACGATCTGTCTTGGTCTTAATCCCATTTCGGTTTCATTCGATACTCCATTGAATGCACCTACGTCTTTTGCAAGTTCTTCTAGTTGCGCTTGAACTTCTTCTAGTTCCTTCTTCGTAGCATCTGTGGCTTGACCAGCACCACCTTCACTTTCTTTCGCTTCTGATTTTGCTTGATTGAGTAACTCTAGTCTCTTTTCTTTTAGAGATTGCATGTCCGTCTTTTTGTCAGACAATATGTCTCCCAGACCAGTGTTGAAATATTTCTCTGCAAACAGAGTAAATCTGATCCTTCCTTTATAATCACCTTCGTCATGAAGAGGATAATTAAATATGTTTTTTGCGCTCATAACTTTTCCACTAAATAGGGTTATTGAAAACTACTAATTCTATTTATAAGGATTTTATGGCATATTCAGGCAAATTTAAACCTAAAAACCCAGATAAGTATTTGGGTGACGTGACCAACATCGTATACAGATCCCTGTGGGAAAAGTATGTGATGAAGTATTGTGATAACTCTTCGGATGTCAAAGAATGGGGATCAGAAGAGATTGTTATACCTTATCTATATGAAGTCGATAGGAAATATCATCGTTACTTCATGGATTTTGTTATTGTTTACAAAACAGGACAAACTAAACTGATCGAAGTCAAGCCATTCAAAGAAACTCAATTACCTAAGATGAAAGGTAGACGTACTAAACGTATGTTAACAGAATCATTTACCTATGTCAAGAACCAGAACAAATGGAAAGCTGCGGTAGAGTACGCAAAAGATCGGGGGTGGGGATTTGAGATCTGGACAGAGAAAGAACTAACTGCAATGGGGTTGATGCCTAAATCAACTAAACCATTAAAACCTTTCAAAAAACGTAACAAATAGGTATAAATAGAAACATGAGTAATTTATTCAACAGACTAGAACTACAGGCATTCCGTGCGGGCATCACACCTCGTACTAAGGAAAGTCGTGATTGGTTCAGACAAAAGGCATCAAACCTACGTTCGATCAACCGTGAAGCGTTGATGAGAGAAGATCCGTTGAAGAGACGTGATGCATCAAAGGCGGACAATCGAGAATTGATTGGTTCTATGCAGATGTTTTCATATGACCCAAAACATAAGAAGACATTACCATACTACGATGTCTTTCCATTAGTAATTATCATAGGGCCCGCAGAAGGTGGATTCTATGGATTGAATTTACATTACTTACCACCGATCCTTCGTGCAAAGTTCTTAGATGCATTGATGGATGTATTAGGTACAAAGATGACAAAGACTGCAAGAATGCGATTGACATATGGCATCTTACAGAAGACTGCAAAGATGCGGTACTATAAACCTTGTTTGAAACACTATCTGACTAAACATGTAAAGAGTCGTTTTGCAGAAGTTCAAACACCAGAGTGGGAAATTGCGACTTTCTTACCAACTGCACAGTTCAGAAAAGCAAACTCACAGAAAGTATTCTACGATTCAAGGCAAATGATAGATGGCTAATTCAACAAACAGACTAGGTTCTATTGAAGGACTGAAAACCCTTATGGGTAGATCCGATGGTTTTCAAAGACCTAATCTATTCCGTGTTCAGTTACCTCCGATTGATGGTTACGACACAAAAGATTTAAACTTATTGTGTAAGGCAGTATTATTGCCTGGCAGACAGATCGGTACGATCGAGAAACAGTTAGGTACATATAAGTACGACATAGTAAATGCACAGACGGTGTCAGAAGTAACCATGACATTCCATGTACCAGCAACACACATAGTAAAGAACTACTTCGAAGATTGGCAAAGTATTGCGTGGAACAAAGGTGAAGTAGGATACTTTAAAGATTACTCAAGAGATCTCAAGATTGAGACTCTAAAGACAGGTGCAACTATTCCTGCCTTTAATAAACAAATACCTTTTTTGAAAAAGATTAGTCCGACTATCCGTAATCGACTACCAGACATTGGGCCATTTAAATTGTCCCAAGGTGAATTAGATTTGGACTTAGGTACAAAGGACGAAAAGACATACACTTGTCGTTTGATCGAAGCGTTTCCAACGACAATGAGTGATATACAGTTGGGTGATGACCAAGAGAACGCAATCATGGAACTCACGGTATCATTTAAGTATAGAGATTGGGAATCAACTGCCCACGATGCGAAGAGTTTGTTTAGTTCAATACTTAGTGGTGGACTAAATATCTTCAGTTGAGATAAACTATTTCTAAATTATTAGGAGAATGAAATGGCATTACCAAAGTTAAATACTGCACCGATATATGAGATGTCGGTTCCTTCGACAGGAGATCGAGTCAGCTACAGACCGTATCTTGTTAAGGAAGAAAAGGTTCTCATGATGGCGTTTGAATCTGGTGATCAGAATCAAGCACTAAAAGCCATCGTTGCGACCATTGATGCATGTATTCAAGATAAAATAAACGTAGCAGAACTGGCGACATTCGATGTCGAGTATATGTTTACACAGATACGTTCCAAGTCTGCTGGTGAGAAATCGACAGTCTTACTCAAGTGTAAGGAATGTGAAACTCAAAACGAGGTAGACATTGATCTATCTGCAATTGAAGTTGAGGTCACAGACGATGACATGAAAGTAGAACTGACCGATCAGATCACGGTAGAGATGAAGTACCCTTCTTACAAGTCGGTTATGGAATCAGATCTATCTGGTGATCAAGTAAAACTAGGACTGGATATGGTTGTAGCCAGTATCGCTGGAGTCATAGTTAAAAACGGTCTTGAAGAAGAACGTATGGATGCGAAGGATGTATCCAAAAAAGAACTGATGGAATTCATTGAGTCTATGACCAGTGAACAGTTCGAAAGAGTTACCAAGTATATTGGTGATCTTCCATCGATGACACATGATGCAAAATTTAAGTGTATCAACTGTGAACATGATAATGAAATTGAGTTAAAAGGGATATCAGATTTTTTATCCTAAACCTTTCTCATGATAGTCTTGTAAACCATTATAAGACAAATTTTGCAATGATGCAACATCATCATTACAGTTTAAGCGAACTAGAGATGATGATGCCATGGGAAAGGGAAATATATGTTAATATGCTATTGGAACACATTAAGGAAGAGAACGAGAGAATAGAAAGACAGAATCAACAAAACGGATAACCAGTAATGGCAGAAGCACAATTAACAGGCGCAATCGGTTTACTGCGAGAAGAGAATAATAAGAAACTCGCAGAACTGAACGAGAACCAAGAAAAGACGGCAGCGGCTACGCAAGAGACCGCACGTCTTATTGGTGATATGCTCGATGGTATGGCAGTCGATCGTCAGCGTTCACAGGATAAACAAGAAAAACCAGCAGGTGGTGGCCCATCTGGTGGTGGAGGCAAAGCACCGCAAGGTAAAGAGAGTATCGGATTTATCGGAATACTTGGTAGAATCGTTGCTGGTTTGTCTGGTGCGGTACTTGGTCTTATCTACGGTATTGTTAAAACTGTTACTAGTCCATTCACTCAATTAGCTAAGAGTACTAAGGATTTCTTTAAGAACACAAAATTAGTTCAGTTCGTCAAAGGGAAATTCACTAGTATGATTAGTACGATAAAGAATTTCTTTAAACCTGTAACTACTTTCTTTACTAACATTAGTAAAGCATTTGGGGCAGGATTAAAAGGTGAAACCAAAGCCCTCCGTGGTGCAATGGGAAGATTCGTTAGTCTTCAAAAGGGAATAACAGGTTTCTTTGCAAGTATGGGTAGGATGATGAATAAGTTCATCGTCAAACCATTCAATAGAATCCGAAGAGCAATAGGTTCTATCGGTAAAGTGATGAATGGTGTTACTGTTCAAACTGGTAAGGTAGGCAAATTCTTCACTAAAATAGGTGACGGATTCAAGATGGTCGGTAAACTCTTTAGTGGGTTTGCCAAAACATTTGGTGTTGTATTCAAAGCATTCTCAGTAGTTGGTCGTATAATCGCATGGCCTATCACAGTAATCACTGGTCTTATCGGTGGTATCATGCAGATGTTCAAAGACTTCGGTAAGTCCAGAGACGAGGGTGACGGTATAATGAAGTCACTCTTTAAAGGATTCAGTGGATTCTTCAAAGGTGCAATCAACTCCATTATCATGAAACCTCTAGACATGTTGAAAAACGGTCTCGCTTGGTTATTAGGTAAACTAGGATTTGAGAGCGCTGAGAACGCATTAGCAGGATTCAGTATCTCTGGTTTCTTTACCAAGATATGGGATTGGATGACCAACTTTATCGCAGACTTGCCAGGCATGATTGTTGATGCATTGGTTGGTGCGGTCAAAGGAATCGGTAATTTCTTCAGTAACATTGACTTTGGTGGATTCTTCGGTGGTATCGGAGACAAAGTTGGTGACTGGTGGAGTGGTGCCTCAGAGGGATTCTTCAAGAAGTTTGAACACGCAAAAGACACATTCGGTAAACTCAAAGGTAAAGTAGCGGGACTGCAAGACAAGTTCCGAGAGTTCATCATGGACAAGTTACCTGAGAAAGGATCGTTCCTTGAGAAGTTTGTTCCAGATGCAGTTTATGAATGGGTTGGTCAGACTGGTCGATTCGCACCACCTAAGAAAGATCCTGCCGTAGATGAACCTGCCAAGGAAGGTGAAGAACGTGAGATGAGCAAAGCAGAACTTGAACAACAACTCAAGGCAGATGAAAAAGATCTTGCGGATGCACAGAAAGCATTAGATGAGGGAACTGGTTCAGAACTGGAAGTCGAGAAGATGCAGATGTTCGTAGATGCAACAAAGATGCAACTAGACGGTCTCAAAGAGTTAACTGTCACCAATCAAGAAATGAATAAGGCGAGAATGGAAGCAATCAAGACTGGTGACGATACCGAACTTAAAGGATTGAAGGAAAAGTCTACCAAGACATTTGAAGAAAGAGAAGCAGAACAACTTGCAAGAATGAAGGATCAACTTGCACGTGGTGAAGCAACTTTCACGTGGACTGATGCTGAACTCGCTGCAGCTTCTGCTGATGAAAAAGAGTGGATGTTAGAGGACAACTCTGCGGAAGGTCAAGCGCAACAGTTAGAAAACCTAAGAGAAAAAATCGTCAAGAAAGAAGACGAAATCGCTAATCGCAAACTTGTTGCGATGAAACGTGAAGAAGACATTCAGAAGTTTGGTTCGGAAGAAGCTGCAAGACTTGCTCGTATGTCTGAAAAGGATCGTGAAGAATTACTCGCAAAAGCAAGAGAGAAACTTGCGACAGAAGGTGCTGGATCTGGTATGGAACTATCAAACAAACGAAGAGCGCAAGCAATCCTTGATGGAGAAAAACAACGACAAGCATCGATGGTCGTTGCACCTCAAACAAATGTAGTAAACAACTCTGCACCTACCACAGCAGTTATGAATATGAACATGCCTGCGGTAGATAACCTAGACACAACCTACGGATAAAAAAAAGGGGAACCGAAGTTCCCCCTTGACTACTTCAGACTGTATTAGTCTGCTTGTGCCATTTTGGCGAAGTAAGATAGTGTATCATCTTCATCTTCAGAAGGTGCTGATTCAATTGCAGGCGTAGGTGCCGATACAATCTCTGGTTCCGATGCACTAGTAGCAGGAGCCGCTTCCGCACTTTGCGTTAACGCCTCATTCTTCATAGTTGCACCATCACCAACCGAATGACCAAGTACAAGTTGTAGACGTGAGTTTAACTCGTCATATGACTTGTATTGTTTCGGATCAACAAACTCCGCAAGATCGTGAAGTTGATTATATGTTGCTTCAAGTTTAGTTTCGTCAGCATCAAACAATGCAGATGCAGATTTAAACTCTGACTTATCGTAGTTACGATATCCAGCCACATTACGAATCTTCAACTGGAAGTCTGCTCCAGACCAGAAGTCGAATGGATTCACTGGTTCTTCGCCAGGAAACTGTGGTTGCATAACATCCATGAGTTTATCAAAGATCTTCTTACCATACTCGTACAAGAATACTTTACCCTCGTTCGATGGGTTAGAAGGATCACTCACAACTAGAATGTTAGAGATGTAGTGTAGTCTACGTTTTTGTTTACGAGCAGTTTCTTTATCTTCCTCGTTACCAGAGTTCCACAGACGTGAGTTCAACTCACCGACTGGATCCTTCTGTCCGATAGAAGTAAGAGACTTCTCGATATACCATTGACCAGTTGGGCCTTTAAACCCATGATCCCAGTAACGTTCCCAAGGAAGTTCCTGACCTTCCATGGCTGGAAGGAAACGAATGACTGCGTAACCGTTACCAGCGTCATCGACAGTTGGTTTCCACTTACGTTCGTCCTCGTATTTGTTTTTAGTTTTCTGACCACCACCTACTTCTTGAGCAGCTGAGACCAGTTTTGAGATGTCAGTCTTACCTGACTTTAGATTTGCAAAAGACATATTTTTTCTCCGTATTTACAATGTATTAACAATTTATCCACTTTGTGCATAATATATGATTAGTATTATACCACACATAGTATTCGTATGGCAAGCACTATTTATACATCCAAAGTATTTACCTTTGGAAGTATATTCAAATCCATCGCTTCCTTTTCAAGGTTCTCTACGATTGATAGATTTAAATATTTTTTGATGTCCTCTATTTCGATATTGTTCTTTTCACAGATCCAAACAATAGCATCAATATAGGTCATCCTGTTCGTCCTCACTGCCGTCTCCACCATCGCCGAGAATTTCTTCTTGGTTAGAAAGTTTTGTTGCGGTTGCGTGGACTCTTCTGGGATCGTCTTCACCATACCATGACTCCTGTAGTTCCTTTGTCCAAGTCTGGCCTATGTCTGGATAAAACACACCCATAGTTCTGTTCGGTGTTCCGTCTGGATGATAAGACATGGCGACACATACTTTTTGTACTCTGTGTTCCCTGTTCTCACCCCAACGGAAATCTCCCCAGTGTCCAGTAGACAAATAAGATTTCATATTTTTAATATAATTTTGAAGGTCGATGTACTCAGATCTCTCTTGCCATTTGGAAGATGTCTTCAGACTACTCATACCTCTCAACTTCAATTCATTACTTTTAATCCACTCCTTGACCTTCAGCGGATGAAGAAAATCATCTTCTGGTAGATCACGGATAGAATGATGGACAGTCTTTAGACCAGTGTGACCACGTGCTTCTCGTGCTTTCGCAAGACGTTCAGCAGCTGCCTTCTTCTGTTCCTCAGTCATTGGTTTTCTCTTACGCTTTATTTTCTTGCGTTCGAAACCCAACTCCTTCATCATGGCATCCTGATTCTTCTTACGAGTATCAGCTGCCTTCTGTCCTTTCTTTGTCATATCTTACCCGATTGGATTGAATGTTAGTAATGAATCATAACGGAACGATCTCCATTCCTGTAGACTTAAATCAAACACCCTACATGCAACCTCATGGTTGTTAGGTTCTTTGTCTGACTTAGGACGTTTGTCCTCTGGTATCAAATCGGATACCAGTGTCGCTTTCATTTGACGAACTTCTCCATCCTTCACTTTCGTAAACGATAGATCAACTTGTCCATTTCGCAATGCAATAAGAACCGTGTCCTTACTTGGTAGTTGCGTATCATTCATAATATAGTACCTCACTTATTTAGAATTATCTAACTTGCCAGAATGCAAGTCTTTTAACCATTGGTCTGATTGATCAAACCAAACGATCACCTGTTCGAAAGATTTTAACAATCCTTCTATCGATTCGGATTCCTGTTTATTAACAGTATCTTCACCTACCTTTCCGTCTTTACGATCTAAGTAATAACGGATAGTATCTACATAAACATCACGCAACATCTCGACAGTTACCGCTTCCGCTTCGTCAGTTGAGATCTCTGGAAGATCCACAAACTTACGTGGTTGCCCGAAACCTTTTTCTTCGGGTTGACCTTTCAACGGTTTAGTACTATCGCCTTTAGTTGCACGAACCTTAGTTTTAGTTGTAGCCATAATTACATTTCCCCTATGCGAGTGTTATCTAAAATAGAACCGTAGTGTGCCTTCGCATAGTCAGAAGCATCACTCCAGTGTATCAATGACATGTCATCGTATTTCTCGATTTGTGCCACTTGTTTATCAACCTCACGATCTAACAACTTTTTTTTCTGAATCTTTTCAGCAGCTGCCTTGATCATGGCGTATCGTTGAACTTTATTTATCTTTTTCATATCTCTCCTTATTAAACTTCTCAATTAAAACTCATCAAATGGAAAACAGTCTAGGAAAAGTTCACGTTCTAGTTTGTACGCTTCTTTTTCCCAAGGTTGATTCTTATAATGGAAACCGTCTGCTTTGCGACCTTTCCATGCGAACCCACCATCACATGTCAATTGTCCTCGGAAGAATTGTCTTGCGTGAACCATCTCGTGTGCGATTGCCTGCATCTGTCTCATGAAACTCTTATTCTTAGTAGCGATACTGATTACCGCTTCTTTGGTATCACCGAGACATAATCCGTCAGCTTCATCTTCTAAGACAGATTTGAATTCGATCATCAACTCACGTTTGGTGAATCGATGGATGTTTAATTGTTTCATCAAGTTACGTATGTATTGATCTACTAAATCTTTCTTTGCGTGACGACCTGATACGAAGTACATAAACAATCTCTCTTTAATTTATGATGCCATTATACGACATTACACAACACTTGTCAAGCGTTATTTTCCAATATCTTTAATATTTTTTGGCCCAATGACTTGATATGCACCTTTGTTATAAGCAGGTGCAATAGTATAATTAGATGATATATCCTTTTTCTCTTGACTTGTAAGTGTACCGCCAGTAGATCCGTGAGATATGGAATCTGCGCTCGGGTAATCTGGAGTTGAACGTCTGAAGGTATCAGGCGCAACGTAGGGTTTGAACTCAGACACTTTCTTCTTTGGTTTAGTCCAGTAGTTAGTTTTCTTCTTACGTCCAGTAGACGTGTGCCTCATACTAACGTGAATCATCTAGATAGTCTCCTGTTTTCTTTGACTCTTTCTTTTTGTCTTTGTGAGTTGCTGGTTTATTGAAGGTGTTAAGATTCTTCGCAACAGGATTCTTCTTGCGTTTCTTATGAAGTTCCCAATGTAATCTTTTATTCTTCATTCTCCTCTATCTCCCTTACAATACCACTTAACTCACTTTGAATAATTGCATAGGTGTACAACAACGAACTATCTTTTGAACTGACGGCCTTCTCAGTGTACTCTTGGATTTTGTCCTTGAGTAGTTGTATGATCTGATCTTTGTTCAATGACAATGTCCGTCTCCTAAATGATATCCTACCAAAGCACCTAGTAAGAAAATAAACCAATCCATTATGAAATGGAAGGAAAATGCCAAGACCAGAATTTCCTTCCAGTGTCTTTGGCATACTTCCTTATACTTTTTAAACAAACTCATAGATGTGAGATGTTAACAAGAATCTTGTCAACCTCAGACGTGGTTAGATAACCAATCACATCACTAGTTATGGGTGTATCATAACACAAAACGCCTTCGTTGTCAAGCACCGCAACTTCGTACTGACCATTCTTACCACCGTAAGAAAAGTCATGTTTGACTACAGAAGCACCATAACCATTATCAAACTGATAAACAAGTTGATAACCGTTTTGTTCTGGCATATCATACTTTACGATGGTCGTACCACCTTTGATTTCAAAATTACTCATCTAATTTATTCCCATAGTAATCGTGAGTACCTTCACGCATCTTGCGTTTACGCCACGAAGATTCCTCGGTAGCTGCATAACTACCCATAATCATTAGGGCGCTGAACAACGCCACTCCCATAAACATTACAACACCAGCTAGAAATTCTAACATTACGCAACCTCCTTCAGGTTCCTATGATATTCTGCCCTCTCCCCTTCAGGAAGCATGACATATGACTCTGTACCACCTTCGTTGTAGTACAGACCTCTCTCGGCAATATAATTACCGTAGAAGTTCCTTGTCAGGAAGTATGGGTTCTCCCACTCTTCCCACGGAGTCTCATCGAGATCGACTACAGAGTAGTCAATGATGTACTCCTCAAATCCATTGGAGAAGGATTCGATCAGAGGCTTGACCTCTGCCACGATGTCCTTTGCGGACTGCGAGTTCACATCGAACTCAACCACGTAAGTGGATCCACCCTTGTACTTCCAGTACTGGGGTACTTCACCCTTACCGTCCCAATCATGGGCTCCATAATTTTCCCTATGTTGGGTTCCAATCACAATTTTCGCTATAGCCATATCAAATACCTCTCTCATTAAAATACTATAATAACAAACTCAACAACTTTTGTCAAGCACTTTTTTAAACTTTCTTCTAGATTTTGACCACTGTTTCATTGGTGACTTGAACATAATTTCTTTGGTTGTACCATGTTTTATATATCCAGCTAGATGTCCAGCACCATTAACTATGTAAGTGTGATTGGGGACTTTGTGGTCTCCCCAATCAGTGACCTCTTGTAAGTACTCCATTATTTCTTACCCTTGTAACCAAGGGCTTCCATTGCATAGACAGGAGAACCACTAACTTCGTAACCGTACTTCTCACTATGAAACTTGTTTTGATGGTCAGACAGTTCAAGATACTTCTCAACGGTCACGTTCTTCACTAGGAAGTTAACCCACGCCTTCCAAGGTTTGTAACCATACTTGAATCTTGCGATAAACTCTGGTTTTGGTAGACCAACCCAAGATGGGTGACAGTTAGGACTTGCGACCTCCATATTCACAGACTCGGTGTGTTTACCTCTATACATGAGATACATACCGTCCCACGTGAAGTCTTCTTTATTAAATTTCGTCATAATTTTCTCTCTCTTCTCATTTTCAATACAAGTATTATAACAACCGTGGCAACAAATGTCAAGCGTTTACGATAAAAAAAGTATAAATAAATGCAGTAACTAGAAAAAAGGTATAAATAACACTATGAGTAATGAACTATTCGATTTCGGTTTTACCCTTGTAGATGAGAACGAACTAGAGGTTGTCCAACAGGCACAATCACAAGTCGCATCTACTACTGCATCGGTGTCCGAAACACAAGCAAAACTAGACAAACTATTTAATGCGATTCAACCGTTGTTGAACAATCTGAAGGCGAACCCAGAGAAAGAGTATATTCTATGGCCTAATCGTACTGAGAAGATTGAACAGTTTGAAACGCACATTCAATCAATTTATAAAGGGTAACCCATGTTTTACAGAGATGATCAGGAAACGATAATCAGTGACGTTGACCAACACGGTGATTCAATAATCACTTATGTATCTCAAGAAGAGAAACTAGAAACATATCGTTTCATCAACAGTAGACTAGTAAATTCTATCAAGCAGAATGAAATAGTTCTTAAATATAAAAACGAAGAAGTGCATATGGTTGCTGAAGCAATGAACCGTGCGCCTCTCTACTGTAACTTCCTAACATCTCGTGGATATAAAAACATTCTATTTGTTGGTCACTTCAACTCTGGTCAGTATCACTGGTACTTGGAAAAGGCAAAGAGTAATCCAAATACAAGAATGTATCAACCATTTCCTCCCGAAAGATATCATCAGAATTTTTACCCAGATATTAATATCATATTACAGTTTATCCCTATCTTCATGAAACAATGGGGTTATGCACCAAAGGTAACTATCGCACGTCCACCAGAGTCTCGTCATCGTGGTCTACTACATTACCTATACAACAAATTTAAAGTTGCAGATACGATGGAAACATGCAACCGCCAATATAAACACGGTACACCGTTTGATTGGAAAATGAAAGATCGTGCTACAAGTGCAGAAAAGTTTGATGCAGTTGTATTCGCTGGTATTCCTATGCATGATGGTTCACAATCATTTGTTCTAGATCAGATTAAACATCACTTCGCAAAATACTGTACATCGAATGTTGAGTATGTTGATCTGTGGAACAATTACGATCTAGACGATGGTATGAGATTCTTCCGTAGTCAGAGAAAACACAGGATTGATGTTACAGGAAATATTGGTGAAGTAATTACCACCAGAGCGATATGGGATAAAGAGACACGTAACGCTAGTCGTCCAGAAGAGTACGGTTTTTTGAAGCGTCAAATTAAAGTTTATTCTTCTGAAGAATTACCTGTAGACGAACAGGAAACGGATTAAGCCCAAGTAACTGCTTTAGGAACGTAAGAGGATATCTTTGATTTGATATCCTTTTCTAGTTTTGCAACTGGAGTAGGTAGTTTACCTTGACGTTTGACGTAGAAGTATTTTGCATCATCTAGGAACGATCCTCCCTTACCAGACACCTTCAATGCGGAGTCAACACCGACTTTATTGAATGCGAACACAATATCCCCATCCATATATCTCTTTAGGGTTTTACCCATATTCAAGATATCACCCATAGTCTGTGATGCACCACGGTGTGTGTTGACTAGGATTTCTGCTGGTACTGTACGACTACGAGTCAGATTTTGCGCCTTAGCGATTTCGATATCGTTTACCACCCACACGATGTGGATATTCTTTTTATCGTAACCAACGTTAGTCAATTGACGTGACAGGTTTCCTAACTTAGTGATATCTTTGAGTGTTGTATCGAAAATAAGATTAGGTTTACGATCAGCGGGTGCCGCCAAAATACCAGTCATTAATACTTTTTGTTTACGTGAGTCGATCTGCAAAACGTTTGCGATAATGTCATGTAACTTACCAACGTTTTCTGGATTCTTTAGATCAGATGCAATGGCATCTATGTCCATTCCAGTCTTATCCTTAACACGTTTTTGAATTAGTTTAGATTTAGAAGCTGCTGTCTTGAGTGCATCGACATCCATGACTTTGCCTTCAAGACCAACCAAATTAGAAAGAACAAATCCCTTACCCGAACCAGCACCACCTGCCATGATAACTACGTTACCAAAGTTAGGATACGCCTTCCCACCGAATGTGATGAGTTTCTCTAATAGAATCTCACCATGTTCTTGGAGTTCTCGTTCTTCGAGATAGTGCTGATTAAAGGTCTTCATAAAGTGTATTTATACAAATAAGCAGAGTACAGCTAGAACTACTAACCAAATAACTACGTTTGGTCGAAATTCCCAGACAGTATAAAAGTCGTCAATTGTACCACGTACAAAATCAACTACGACTTCTTGCACCTTATTCCAAAGTGCCTTTACTTTACCGACTAATTTATTAATCACTATATTAACCCCCTTGAGATTTAGTTTGTACAACCACTTCCACATTATCAGGTAAAGGAATCTTTACTTTATTGTGGGAATGGTATAGGAAGAATTTAACATCAGAGTATTCACTGAACATTGCTGGCCAGATCGGTCTCCAGTTATTTGCAATCCTATGTGTATTATTTATAGATCTATCGCTTTCTAAAATCAAATCTGTTGCAGATAACAACGTCATATCAAAGATAGAATCAAACCCATAGATGTGTACTTCTTTTGCACCCATCTTACCACATGCGTAATCTACTGCCATGTGTCCACAACTAAAGTTAGTTGCGTTCCCAGCATAATCAGGAACTCTTTGCCAGAAGTCCCGAATATTCTGCGAATACCTTAAATAGAAGTTAGGTTGCATCTCCATCCATCTACGAGGTCGAGTACCAAGTACCCAATCGTACATGTTAAGATTAACCTTACCTTCCGCAAGAGCTGCCATCATTTTGAAGTCAACCATGCAAGAGGCATGGACTTCATTCTTTGGTATTTCAAATGGTGGCATGTTACAAATCAATAACTTGCCAGGCGTACCACGTTTAAATAAAAAGTTGTGATCACCGTTTCCTAATACATTAACTCTCATTACTACAGACTCTTATTCTCAAATCACTACTACTAAATCTATGATCTCGTTTATTAAAGTAAAGATCTATATCACGTTTACGACAGATATCCTTACCAGTAAAATCTCGGTCTCTATACTCTTCACCAAGAATACGTATATCTATATTGTACATATTTAAGATATCTTCGAGATCTTCTTCTGTTCCGTATGGAATAATCTCATCTACATAACCAACAGCCTTTAGCTGAGTGTATCTCTCAACCACAGTCTGGATAGGTTTGTTCTTTCCTTTCCTACCAGACGGATCTACTTGTAATCCACAAATCAAATAATCACATTGATCTTTTGCATCTCGTAACATCGATACATGTCCAGCATGTAACAAATCGAATGCACTACAAGTGAATCCTACTTTACCTTTTACCACCGAAGTATTCCGTTGCATGTCCTTCATTCACCAACATCTCATTAATATTATATACGCCATTACCAAGATCTACTACGATCTCTCCAAGGATACGTCCGAACTTACCTTTCGCATCATATGTTTTAGTTACAAGTTTTACTACCGATCCAGCGGGGGCCATGTTGTTGACGTACTCTTTCGCTGCAAGTCCCCTTGCTTTTTCCGCCAAGTCTCTGGTGCGAGTTTCTGGAGTATTGACACCATAAAGCCTAACACGTTGATTACTAAGAACAACGTCAAACCCAAGGTCAATATCAACGTCCACAGTATCGCCATCAACCCAACGTCCGATAGTTGCTTTATACTCATACATCTTCCTTCTCTCCAAAATATTCGAGAGCGGTATTTAACTTATCTTCTGCCTCTGCAATCTTACTTAGTTCACCTTCGATAGATTCAACGATATCGGAATGTTCTCCGATACCAGCTGCGTTATCAAGATATACTTGTATGTTTGCACGTGCGATAGCAATATCACCCTCTAGTTTCTTTACCAATGCTTCTATTAAATAATGCATCATCCTATTTTCTCCTTAATTGTTTCTTTACCCTTTCTCCCTGTATGGTGAATTACGCAAGGGTTTTTTCCAGCTATACCATCTATATAGTCTAATCTTAACGTGTTAAACCTGTTCGGAAGATCTCTTATCAAGGCGAGACGCATTATTTCATTACCACCAATCATCTTATACAATGTCTCTTGATCACCAACATCTGGATTCTCGATACATTCATTTGACCAGTGTCTTAAAATATTTGGTGATCCCTCGAAGACAACAACTCCAGTATTATGCCAATTACCCATAGCACCACGTCTCTTTGTCCAAGGTCGATCCATTGCCATAGACAGTTTACCTTGTTCTGTCCAATTGAATATAGTATCGATACTTTCATCTGTAACTTCGCAATCAGTGTCTAACCAACAGACTTTACCGAATCCCATTTGGGATGCATCTAACATTGCACGTGGTTTCTTGAACCATCCTTTAGCTTGACTAATAACCTTAAACACCCTAATGTTTTCTAAGTGTTCTAGTGATTCGAGAACTTCTTCGGTCATACCAAAGTCCGCAATCAATAGATGAAAATCTGTATGTTGTCGTAAGTTAGTGATGAACCACGGTAGTTGCCACTCAGTGTTTGAATCGCATCCTGTCAAATATGTTTTAAGCATTTATAATCTCAACCTTGTTGTGTTTTGCCTGAGTTCCGATTTCTTTCTGTATAGTAGTGAACTCATCCTTTGCAGTTGCAGGCCAAGGGTAATACTCTTGTAACCAAGGCATATCATCTAAGTTCATAAACACATCTGTGGGTTTTGCACAGATCTTCGCCTGTTCTATTAGTCTCTTCGCACCTTCAGGTTTTACCAAGTACGCATGTGCGCCAGGGAAGTAACGTTTACTAGTAAGTTTGTTAACACCCAAAGTAGGTGGTGTATTCCATTTACCGTATGACGGATGACCAATATTCATAACATAATCAAAATGTACTTCAGGTACTTTATTATTCAAGACCGCATCATGTTCGAATATCGCAAATGTCTCATTGTCCTCTACACACTTCTTCCATAATGAGTAATGTGAAAAGAACGCAGCTGCACAGTTAGCAGTACGACTATAGACTTCATTTAACCCATCCATACTTAATCCCTCGTTTTCAAACAAAGAATCTAAGTCATCTTTAGGTGTTGTGGCGGGAAAGTGATGGATGTTAATGTTGTACCAAGAACTATAACGGATGCAACGATCTGCAACCATTTTAGATTCTTCATTATCCATTATTGTAATTACGTATGACTTCATCGTGTTGTGGAAGAAACCACTCCTTGTACTTTAGTGTAATATGGATATACGGCTCTCAGATGTAAGAAGTTCTCTCTACAGAGAAACGCATCATTGGGCCACATACCAAGTTCTTTAATTTTTTCTAACGCTTCTCGTGCAATCTTAGGTTCCATCCAATACGCAGAATTTCCTGCCATACCTTGCGGTACAGGATCTTCTCCTTCTTCATTTACTACTGGAACGAACTTTAGATTGTCACTATAGGATACTAGTTCATGAAACAGTTGTGCCTTTCTTGTTGCACCACGTGGATCACATAATCCAACGCAACCTAATCCTTTACGTATCCCAGTAAACTTTCGTGTGAATAATGCATCACTCTCCAATACTAGTGACGCTTGATCTTCCTTAACGATCTCTTCCCATACACGCATATGGGATACCGCACATGCAATTACTTTCAATTGATTTTCTGCACGGTACATCTTCTTATAAACACCAGTCTGAAGATCTAATCCTTCTTCGTCTGGTGACATGGGCCAGTTCCATCTCCAATCTTTCCAATCAAAACAGATCATGTCTTTAAGATCTTGTTCCATAGTATCAGGTGTAGAAGCACGAAAGATCTTTGGTGAGACGTGCGACTTAGTATCAACAATACTCTGTTTCAGTCTTGCGACTGCATCTTGTTGTTCACCCTCTACGTTGATAATATAAGCTGTTGTCATTAGGACTCTTCACGGTTTATTCGTTTTAATACTGTGTATCCAACATTATGTATAAAGTGATCAACTACTGCCCACTGTTGTTCGTGTTCAGTAATGTATTCAGCGATTGTTTTAAAGAGTCCACGAGTTGATTTCATGTTTGCAGTATCATGAAGTACAATATACTTCCTAACATGTTTTGCATGGAGTTTTAATTCACCCATCAAATGTCTTGGTACATGCAAACTGTCAATGTGAAGTAGATCACATTTACCTACACTCTCTTTATCGTGACTAGACATCTCAAGAAAGTTAAAATCAATATTGTTCTCTTCCGCATACTTTTCAAAATGATGAAGATAAGGTTTGATATAACGAGGTGCAATATCTACACCTGTAAGTTTCCTTGGATTGGTAAGTAACAGAGCCGCTAGTGTGGCACCTTGACACACTCCAAGTTCTCTGATAACCTCACACTCTTCTGCACACTTAATTAGTGCATCGTGATGACCAGTGTAGGTTCTACCATGTTCCCCTTGTTGTGCGGACTTCAAGGTTTTATAAAATTCGTGAATATCCTTCACGTGAGTAATGTCTGGTTTTATCATAGTTTGTGACTCAAATTAGGGTTTGTATTCTGAAATTTTACTGGACTCGGATTCATGTATTCTAAGTGTAATACCCCATGATTGATTAGAAAATCTGATTGTTCTAATCCAAATTCAGCAGCTGCAGTAAGTATTTTATTTGCACCACTCACTGTCAAAATATACGCACTAGTGCCTGGCGTTAAATTGTATCCTAAGTATCTAGACTTTTTATAATACTTCAATGGATAACTTTCAGGGAATTCTTGTACCCCTAATTTATGATCGTGTTTATTATACCAACCCTTCATAGGTTGTTTGTTCAGACAACTAGGTGGTTTAAATGCACCATCCATGTTTAGGAAACAATAGTCTCTTATACCTTTGGCACTAGGCATAGGTGCAGTCGCAAGAACATCGTGTTCTAGAAATATCATCGGTTCGTTCTTCTTGATGACATCCTGTGCCAATCTTAAATTGTTATATACGCAAGATCTTTTGGTTTCATACTTCCGTCTCTCACGATCAATTTTATGAGTAGAGAAACCTTGGAGTCTTCCTCCCTCCAATAGAGGAAATGGAAACTCATCAAGATCTAGAGTGTCACGTGTGACACCCCCAACAACTTCATAGTTCCATTCGTATTTCTCTAGTGAAGCAACACAGTCTTTCATACAAGATTCAGACTGTTGGTTTCCCTTTACGTATATGACTCTAGCTAACATCACCAACAATCAACTTGACATGTTCAACATCAACAACCGCACATTTTAAACCGTCAAGTTCAACTGCGAACGCTTTCGTCCAATCTAGATATACCTTTTGTTCTGGTAGTAAACCTGCCATTGCGACATCTTCTGATCCACTAGTCGCAATTACTACGGCAGGTTTATTACCTGTCGCAATATCATTCTGTAAGATAATACCACCAGTGGTAGTCTCTTCCTTCTTTGCTTCCGCTACTAAAATGTTATTTCCTAATACCCTCATTCCAACTCCCAACTTATGGAAGGACGTGTATCGCCCTTACCGTTCCAATGTATTGAACATCCACATTCCTCAATGATGGGGATGATCGCCTTTAAATTCTTCACACCTTCTTTGTCACCGTTAAAACAGAAAGTCGATTCGTTCTGCATCTCTGGTGGGAAACAAACAAACGAACCCTCTCTGATTAATCCTTTGGGTTCATTCTCTAGAACAGATTCTACACCGTACTTCTTGGCGACTTCTAACATGGCACCTTTTTGACCATCTTCTTCTGCCCACTGAGCTTCTTCTAACTCCTCAAAGAAATCATCTTCTCCTTCTTCAAGTAACTCAGACTGCATAAACTCTTCGTGTACATCATACTCACAATCCTGTGAATGATTGAACAGTACCTTGGCGAGATCAACGTCTTTGTATTCTATCTTGTTACCGTCTTTATCTTCACGGATTAAGTATCCGTCTTTGTCGTACTGCGGATCAAAGTAATCAGGTACATCCATCCACGCACATGACTGACAACAGTAGTGGGCCCATCCTACGTACCATCCTTCTTCTTTGAGTCTCTCTTGTAACTTTCTAAAACCGTTCATAATATACTCCCATTATACCACACTTCAGTCCCAAAGTCCAGTATAATATTTTCCAAATAATCGGAATCCATTCTGAATACGTTCTTGTTTCTCCTCACTAAACTCCCACTCATCGATATCATTGACCTTAGCATCAAATGCATATATCATTTCTTTCATAATCCAATCCCATCGATCGTGTATAGCATCCTCATGATCACCTTGTAACTCAAAAGGTACATCTTCTAAATCGGTTTTGGGTGATCCATGTTTCTCCTTGGCGAGTTGTAACAACATCGGTAGAACTATCTGTGCTAACGTGTAGTCCATACTGTAAGTGTCCCACGGATCAATGTGGATCTTCTTTTTCTGGCCAGGCGCATATCCAAACCAGCGGTAAAGATATGTATGATACCATCTCCAATTTGGATATCTACCAATCTTAACCTTCATGATTGGCGCCCCCGAAAGGAATCGAACCTCTAGTTGTCGGTTCGTAGCCGACTGTTTTATCCGTTAAACTACGGAGGCGAGTAAGACTATTATACACAATTGCATCCTCTTTGTCAAGCGTTAATTAATTTCATTAACTCATCGACATCCTCACCCTTATTTGGTAATTTGTCTTTGAGAAAGAAGTGTACGAAATGACATTCTTCTATCTTGTCATTTGCAGTAAAGAGTCCGTTCCATTGCCAACCAAGATGTCTTGTCGGTATCCTGTATTTCTTTAAAAAGAAATTTAGTAAAGTCTGATCAGTAGACCATTTCCATGCACCCATACCATCAACAAACTCTTTAAACTCTGATCGTTGAATAAACTGTTTACCAG